GTTTAGGGACGACGCAGAAGTTGCTCCGTATATAATCTCGTTTGTTGATGATGGTTCATCAATAGGAAAGTACGGTCCAGCAACATTTGTTAATACTGGTGTACCGAAATTCATGGTTTAAACATGTCCGAAAAAATAAACGCAGATAAGAACTTTGAATCAAGTGTTGGGAAAACCATTGTAGAAGCGGATGAATTAAACAGAAGAAAAACATTTTCATCTAGAGAGGTTGGAATTACTCATCCGGATAATCCGGCTTTTATAAGATTAACGGATTCTGGTGACATAGAGATATTTGCCGCCCCAGGTGTAGGCTTAGTGATAAACGGCTCAACAAGGACTATTTCTATTTTTGCCGACAATATCAAGCTACACACAAAGGATGATGGTCTTCATTGGAACGCAAAGCAGTTTAATAGCTCAGCAACAGTATTTGCTGAGCCCGCTCTGGTTCCCGTAGGCGGCTTTGACTTTAACCCAGGATTTAAAAACGCTGATTATTATATTAATAATATTACAGAACTAGACAAAGAAGACGCTCAACAGACCGTTACTATTCAGGGTGACTATGACTACATTGCCAATACAGATACGGCAGTTTGGGAAGAAAATATACCGAAAGACCCCTCGCTGGCAACTAGCGGTGGTAGTTTTAGTCAACCGGAATTAGATAATATTGAGTCATTTTGGAAGGCAAATTCCGGGGCGCTTTCTATCGCCAAAGAAGAAGTCATTAATAAATTTTTAAAATTAAAAGAATTAGGTTATAATTTAGAGCAAGCAAAAGCAAGGATATTAGAGGATAATAATGTCTGATTTTTATATTGACTTAAGTGGCGATTTGGTAATTAATGGATCTGGGGATATAGCAACAGTTCAGGATCAGTCGACTAAAGACATACAGCACGTGTATATGAGGCTTATGACAGAACCCGGTGATTTCTTTGTTTATCCCAAGCTGGGAACTCAGCTGTCAATGCTTTATGGAATGCCGCAAAATCCACAAACTGGCGATCTTGGAAAAAGGGTTATAAGAGCTGCACTTGAAAGAGAAGGGGTCTTTAAAAATAGACAAATTACTATTGAAGCAGTACCAGTAAGCGCAGACTCAATTAGGTTTGACGTCTACCTGGCCGGCAGCAATTATCAGCCAGTCGTACTTTCTATAACGCAGGATTTAGGAGCATAGTATGCCAGTAATGAATATTAAAACTAAAGAGCAGATGTTACTTGCAACTTTAGACAGCCTTCAGAAAAATGCTGGTATTAATTCAATATCACCAGGTTCCATAGCAAGGGCGTTCGCTGAGGCGATTCATACCGAAATATACGATCTGTATAATGCCTTAAAGCTAAGTGTTGAGCAGTCCAGTCTAGCAACAGCCAGCGGTGCAAATCTTGACATGATAGGCGCTCTTTATAACGTTCCAAGAAGATCAATATCGGCTGAATTGGTATCTGAAAGAGCAACAGGAAATATAGAATTCTTTATTAATCAAGCATATAATTCAGCTATAGTTATCCCGTCGGGAACACTTGTATTCAACGATATCAACAACTATTCATCCGTACAGTATATGTATGAATTAAATGGCGAGGTTATCATTCCAGCTGGAAACACAAGAGCTTACGGCTCTGTAAAGGCAAAGTTTGCCGACAATAATATTACAGCCGCTAGAAATACTCTGATAAAGCACAACTTTGTGCCACCCCCTGGCGTTGTTGTTTTCTGCAACAACCCAAAAGAGGTTTATAGCACATTAAATTCAGAGTCCGACGATAACTATCGTAGAAGAATAGTCGCCGGAGTTAGAGGGTCTAGCACGGGAACAGCTGAGTCGGTTCGTTTTGCTGCTCTAGCTGTAAAGGGCGTAAAGGACGCAAAGATTAGAGAAGCGTCTTTTGGCATAGGTTCATGCGACATCATAATAGTGCCAGAAACAAGGTCTGGTATTTCTTCCATGAGTCAGTCTGTCATAGAGCAGGTGAGATCAATTAAACCAATAGGTGTCAATGTAAACGTTAGAATAGCTGAAAGAAAACCAGTAGATGTAAACATAACTTTAATTTTGAGAGAGGGCACAAATAGTTCTACCGCAAGAGCTGTTGAAAACCAGGCAAGAATATTTATAAACAGATATATAAATACTTTGTCTATTGGCGATTCTTTGTCTATGACTGAAATTGAAAGACAGGCTCGTTTGGCTTCTGAGGTTATAGTTTCAGCAACCACCAATTCGGTAAGGGTTGATAACCAAAACATACCGAATAAAGATTATAGACTATCAGATGACAAATCTTATATGACAGCTGGATCATTATCCATATATTCTGTTATAATGGGTAGTTCCAACTATTAAAGGATGATCAATGTCAGAACAGTCTTACTTAGTTACTAAAAAGCAAATAATTAAAGCCAAAAACATGACCCACGCTAGGATGCTGTCAGAGGGGTATAAGGATTTTCCTGGACAGATTCTTCATGAGGAGATTGAAGTGGCTGAAGATGACCTGTCTTCAATTGAGGTAGAAGATGATAACGACAGTTACCATCCGCACGTGCCAGAAGAAAACTCTTTATTTTTAAGATCAGAAAATAGACGTTTAGCCAAACTTGCGGAAAAATATAAAAACGTAAAAGATGAAGCGGTCATTTCTGTTTATCAAGCAGCGTTTGACGCGTTTTCAAATTTTGAACTGCCAAAGATTAAATCGCCAACGATAAAATCAAATAAGCACAATACTCCAGAAACCGCAGTAGCAGTATTTGCTGACTGGCAAATGGGTAAAATAACCCCAACTTACAATACTGAAGTGTTAGAAAAGCGCATTGAACTTTATACTGAAAAGCTTTTAGAAATTACAGAAATACAAAGGCTCCACCACAATGTGGATAATCTTCATGTGTGGCTTTTAGGTGACATAGTAGAAGGCGAAGAGATTTTTGCCGGGCAGAGTCATCTTATTGACTCAGGCTTATACAGACAGGTTGGAATTAATGGGCCAAGAATTTTGTCAAAATTTTTGATGACAGCATTAGAAAACTTTAAGACTGTTCATGTTACTGGAATTATTGGCAATCATGGCGCAGTTGGCGGCAAAATGCGCAAGTCTCATGATCCAGAAACAAACATGGACAGACTACTGTATAAGATATTGGAACTGATGTTTGTAAAAGAAGATAGAATTTCTTTCAATATTCCAGATGGGAAAGGCGAGAGAAACTGGTATGCCGTAGACAATATCGGGAATTATTCCAGTCTTCTAATTCATGGAGATCAGCTTCCCGCTCCAGCGCAATACTACGGATACTTCAAAAAGATAATGGGCTGGAAAGACGGTGCAATACCACAGCATTTTGACGACGTTTTCATGGGTCATTATCACCAACAGTTCAAAATGACTATTGGAAGCTCCATTTTAAGAGTGTCAGGTTCGCCAGAAAGCAGTAATACATACGCCCAGGAATATTTTTCGTCGATGAGCAGACCATGTCAACACCTCATGTTCGTTCATCCAGAGCACGGAATAACAAGCGAGTACAGCGTTTGGCTAGACGCGGTATAGGAGTTTAAGAAATGAAAACTTATTTGCTAAGTTTCGTTACTTCTGATTTTTCTAAAAATGGAAAAATTTGGAGTACCGAAGCTATAGACTTATACGCAAATAAGTACTACAAAAATTATTCCTATACAAGATCTCCTACTGGCATTAACTCTCTTGGAGATTACACTTTTACCGGTACAACAAATATTGATGGAGCTACACCGACAATATCTAACGCCTCACAGGTAACGGATATACGGAGAAATATATCTAGAACCTGAGTCTCAAACATATTACATCTTTGATGCCACGGTAGACCAAGATGGAAACTATATTATAGATTATGATAATGCTGCAACACCAGTAATATCCTCTACCTCAAACGAGGATTATCTCTATAGGTTTATAGATACATCTTCCAGAATAGATATAAGAACATTTAAGGGCGCTTTTTCGTCTTCTTTAAATAGCATAGAAAATATTTCATTTAATCTCAATATATATGAGTCAGATTCACTAAACCGGTCCATGGCTTTTATCTAGCACTTCGACTTCTGATGCACTTGCATCTATCCTTTTAATAAAGAAATCAAAACGCTACGCAAAATTTGAAATAGAAATCGATACAGAACTTTCAAATTTAGATGTTTTAAGCTTTATTCTTTTGGTTGAAATAGCCATTGCCGATCCAATAAGCCCAGTCCTTGCCAGGTCAACAAAAAATATATTGAAAAAATTT